CATCGGAAATGGAAAATCACGTGGTGTGTACACCAACACTTGCTAGTGTAAGTGTTAATGGTATTTTAGATGTTGACCAAACCACTAAACTTATTAATAGTGCCCAAGGCGCTGGAGAGTTTAGAGCAAGATTTGAACATAGTGATAAATTTAAAACTGTACAAAGTGCCGCTGATCCACATCATACATGGATTGGTATTGACGATAGTGTCCATGAAACACAGATTATTGCAGTGATGAATTTTGTTACAATGACATATACTAGAACTGCATACACAAAATTTTGGACACATGTAGGTAGTGACCGAAATGGGGTTGTGCATTCAATAACAAACCATTGTACCAAAAAAGAAATAGCAAATAATAATGCATCAGCTAAATTACCTACTGTGAATTTACTAGGTTCTAATTAATTCTAAAAAAAAGATGAGAAAAAGACGTCTTCCTGGCGTCTTTTTTGTTGACAGTATGACATCTTGGTGCTATACTATATACATAATTAAAAAAGAGGACATGATGAAATACAAACTTTTCCAAATACATCTTACTGAAGCTGAATACAACAAGGTAAATGCAGAAGGACGTGATAGTGTTCCTAAGCATATAGCTCATCTTGATATGTCATTCAGTGAAGATACTGGTGCATTAGCTAAAAAAGCTATGAACAACAACTGGTATACACATGTATCAAACATTACTGCTTCTAGCATTGAAAAAGTGTTTGAAGTTGGTAACATTGGTCCAGAAGAAAACATAGAGCGACTTGCTCCTATGTATAGTGTTAGTGTTGGTGATGTAGTTGAAGATGAAACAGGTAGCCAATTTGTGTGTGCAAGTTTTGGATGGAAGGCGGTAGCTTAATGTTTGAAGTGTTTATGGTAAATTTTGGATTTACTCACAGTAGTCATCCAACATTGGAGGCGGCAAAAAAAGCCGCTAAAAAAACTGGATATCAATGTACAATTTTTAAAAAGGATAATCCATTTGATATTATCACTTGGGTGTTTCCTAGACCATGATGGTAAGTGTAGATTTTATGAATGACTCTATGGACAAATTAGATGAGGTATTTTTCTTATCTGATTGGGAAATAATAGGTTATACTGTAGGAATAATGGGTATATTTTTAATTTTTATGTGGATAAGGAACTATTAATGAACGTAAGATTTATAAACAGAGGTTTTGGAACCGACGATGGCTTTAAAGAAGTTGATGTTGTAGCAACTGAACTAAATGAGTTTACTAATGCTCCTCAACTTAGAATAGCAAATCCTTGGTGGACTGGTGATACACTAGTTTGCGAATGGAGTAACAATGAATGGGTCTGTGACCTAGACTAGGAGACGTTATGAACGATTTAATCCAAGACATTGAAACACTTGAAAGTGCAATTATTTGTTTAACTGAAGGTGCAAGTGATGAAAAGCGAATGGCAATTGATTCGCTTGAATATATGATTTCTAAGAAGAAAGAAATCGTAGAACAGTTTGAAGCAGAACATGCTCCTGATTATCAGTTTGAACTTGACATTTAGTAGCTAAAGTACTATATTAAAAGTATAGGAGAATTGCAAATGTCTACATATGAAGTTGAAACAGTATTTTATAATAATTATGGTGGAGTACAGACCAAAAGTTGTGATCTTTTTGGTTCTAAACAAATGGCTATCAAACACATGAATAAATTAGCAAAACAAAGATATGGTTTGAGGCAAAAAGGCAAAGCCAAAGATGGTACAATAGTTTTTACAGATGATTCAGGTAAAGTAAAAGAACGTATTATTTTTGGACAATTAATATAACAAGTGAGGCAAAGTATGAAAAGAGTATTTACAATTATAAGCTACGGCTTTAATTTTTTACTATTAATAGGTTTTATGTTTTTTGGTGTTGTTTTAGTACAAGCTAGTAAAGCTGAAAATGGAGCAATGGCAGATGCTGAAACTGCAGGCCCTGATATAGAGTTACTTAAAATATCAATGCCTGAAATAACTCCAAAGTTAGTAGGAGAAGACGTCCAAGCATTATGTATGGCTCTTAATATCTACTACGAAAGTCGTAGTGATAATTTAGCTGGGCAGTATGCAGTAGCTGATGTTGTATTGAATAGAATGCACGACGATAGGTATCCAAATACAGTCTGTGATGTAGTACGACAAGGACCGGTTAGGGAAAGTTGGAAAACAAAACAACACGAAGATTTACCTGACCACGAAAGAATTTATAATCCTATAAGAAATATGTGTCAATTTAGTTGGTATTGTGATGGTAAGAGTGATGATCCTAAAGACGAAACTGGATGGGCTCAAGCACAATATGTAGCTGGTGCTATTATGTATAGTGGAAAATACAGAGGTATTACAGAAGGTGCAACACACTATCATGCAACATATGTAAAACCAAAATGGCGTTTAGATAGAGGCATGAACCACATTGGAAGGGTAGGATCCCACATTTTTTATAGATGGGATTAAGCCTAAATTAGCATAAATACACTTATGCTAGTTAAAGAAATAATTAACAACAAAAATCTGAGTGAGGGTCCAAACGATCCTCACATTTTTAAAGCAGTATTCCTTGCAGGAGGTCCAGGTTCCGGCAAGGGTTTTGTTGTGGATAATATGATGGGTAGAGATGCTACTGGTTTAAAGATTGTAAACAGTGATGATGTTTATGAGAAATTAGCCAGTATGGCAAAACCAGAACCGCTGGATCTAAGTGATCCAGAAGTTGTTGCAAGCCCACAAGGACAACAAACTAGAGATAAAGCAAAAGACTTAACTATTAAACGTGAAGGTAACTACATTGATGGTAGATTAGGTTTAATTATAGATGGCACAGCCAAAGACGTAACAAAAACAAAACGTCAAAAAGAGAGATTAGAATCATTAGGTTACGAAACAATAATGGTATTCGTTAACACTAATTTAGAAATGGCCCAAGCAAGAAATAAAATGCGACCACGTCAGCTACCCGATGAGATGATTGAAAAAATGTGGCATGCAGTACAAGATAATATGATGAAGTTTCAACAGTTGTTTGGTAACCAAAATTTTTATATAGTTGATAATAGTGGCGGTTTGGAAGATCCAGATCGTAGGGAAAATTTTGAGAATATAGAAAAATCTATTAGAGCTTTTCTTAGTTCTCCACCACGTAAACCTGAAGCAAAATCCTGGCTGACCGGACAACGGTCACAATAAATATTAAAAAGGATTTTGTTATGTATACATATCAGTGCAACACATTAAGAGTGATAGATGGAAATACAGTTGATGCAATCATTGATTTGGGATTTAATGTTACTATCAGACAAAGAATAAAATTGTACGGGGTCAATGTAAAAGACATTAGAAGTATAGACGAAGATGTAAGACAACAAGCTATAGCTAGTAAACAAAAACTAACTGAATTATTGGGAAATAATTTTGTATGTGAAACGATAGTCAACAAACGAGGAAAATCAGGACGAGTAATGGGTAAACTAAGTACTATTGATAAAGATGGTAAAAAAGTCGATATTAATCAACAACTCATTGAAGTAGGTTTTGCGGAACGTTTTGGAGAATAGATGTTTCTAGGTTTATTAGTTTTTATAACAGCTCTTTCAATATCAGCAGTAGCAATTTATTATAGTATAGCAGGTTTAGTTGCTATATTTGCCGCCGCGGCTATACCTATCATGGTTATGGGCGGTGCTTTAGAAATAGGCAAGTTGGTAACCGCAGTATGGTTACACAGGTATTGGAAACGTACTGTCTGGTGGTTGAAATACTATCTAAGTGTGGCTGTGCTAGTATTAATGTTTATTACAAGTATGGGCATATTTGGTTTCTTATCCAAAGCACATATTGAACAAACTTCGGCAAGCACAGAAAGTATTGAACAAGTTGAACGTATTAAAACTGAACTTGCTAGAATGGAAAGTATTATTGTTCGTGCTGAACAAAAGATTGAAAAAGCTGAAACAAGTACAGGCAATCGTAATGATGATATTAATGCACAAATTGAAAAAGAACAAAAAAGAATTGATAGTGCATATACAAGAATACAACCTGCAATAGAAGAACAACAAAAAATTATTGCTGATGCTAGAGATGCTGACAGTGATAGAACAAAACCTTATGAAGACCAGCTTACAAATATTAAAGAAGAAATTAAAAGATTAGAAACAACCGCTAGAGAATATGAAGAGAAGATAGCTGGTCTAAAGGTTGACAATAGTGCAGTTGAACCAATACAAGCACAAATTGCTAATATAAATGATACAATTAATAAAGTAGAAGGTCAAATTGCTAGTGGTGAAAGTGAACAAATCAAGCAAGCACAATTAACAATTGGATCTAATGCAGACGGTCAAGCAGGACCAAATACAAGACGTAGTGCAAATACTTGGATTGTACTGCAAAAAGAACGTATAAGTGAATTACAAAATCAAATAGCACAGATTAGAATTGAAGCAAAAACTACAGTTGACAGTGAACGTACAAGACTTGGCTCTATTGTAAATGATATAAGAGAAAAGCAAATACCTGCACTCAAAGATAGAGAAATACAAATGCTTGCTAAAATTGATACAGTTCGTGCAACAGAATCTCCGATAGTAACTACAGCCAGAGATGAGATTGCTAGAATTAGAAAGAGTGCAGACGATCAAGTAAAAGCCAGCAACGAACTAATACAACAACTCAGAGAAAAAATTAAAGTAGATGGTGGAGTTGATGTTGATGCTATTGTTGATGAACAACTAGCAAAAATTAAAACAGCCAACACAGAAATTGACAAGTTAACTGAACAAAAGTATACTTTAGAAGCAGAATATAGAAAACTAGAAGCTGAAGTAGGTCCAATCAAATATATCGCAGAACTCATCTACGGCGAAGACGTTGATAGAGATATATTAGAAAAAGCAGTTAGATGGGTTATCATTACAATTATATTTGTATTTGATCCTCTAGCAGTTTTATTACTAATAGCGAGTCAATATACATTTGAATGGAGAAGAAATGATGTCAATGCTATTCGTAAGGATGATGGAGATGTCGAACCAGAACCACAAAAAGAACCAGAGCCAACCCCAGACGACAAAATGGAAGAAGCTATGGAAGATAATAAGTTCGAAGATGTCTCTGATGAAGTTTTGGAAGAAGAAAACAAAAAAGAATTTTGGGAAGACAATCAAGTAGACTGGAATAAAAATGCTATGGAGTATGGTACAGAAAACGAAGATGACCTAAAGTTTATGTTGGAAAAAGCTGACCCAGAAGTATTAGAGGAAGTAGCTAAAGAACTAAACATCGAGAAACCGGTTGACAAAGAACCATATGATCCGTATAATGATAATAGAGAAGATGAAGAACTTACACAAGAAGAACTTGAAGAACGACAGAGTATGAAGTTATATTCACCAAATGGTAAGTTAGCAATTAATCCAGGAAATAAAAAAGTAAAAAGTGTCAAGATAAAAAGCATAGCTGAAAAAGCTGAGGATAATAAAAAGGACAATGAGGAATAAGTATACCCTATGAGGGAAAACCCAATCTATACTGTTACACCACCGGACATGCTTTTACCAGAAAATGGTCCGATTATATCTGTACTAAGCAATGAAATAAAATTTGTACGGGAAATTGAATTATTATATGAAAATCTATTTAAATCTGTGCCGATTACATTATGCCACCCAGGCGGAAATATAGACGAAACCAATGTTGCCTGGGTTGTAAGCATGATGAGATTTAGTGATACTATATATCTTGATTTAGATAATGTTACTGAACTTGGGGTAGTTTGTGCCTTGACACAAAAGACAAACAATGTTATTATAATAAGTAAAACAAGCAAAAGGAAAGGTATGCAACAACTTTTAAACACTATGAGAAAGTATAATATATACGATAGTATCGAAGATTACGCCGACCTTATGATGGACAGTCTTGAGACAGTTTAAACATAATAGGCAAAAAGCTGACGACCAATTGGTCAATGGAGCTATTAGATTTCACCAACTTAGAGTAGTAGGAGAATCTGGACAACTAGGTGTTATGAGCAAGAGCGAAGCCCTTAGAGTTGCTGAGCAACAACAAACAGATTTAGTAGTTATTAATCCAACTGGAAATCCTCCAGTAGCAAAATTATTGAATGCTAACAAGTATTTTTATGAGCAAAAGAGAAAAGAAAAAGAAACTGCTAAAAAACAAAGAGAAAATCAAGTTGTAATTAAAGAGATGCAATTTAGATTAGGCATTGATCAACATGATTTCGAAACCAAATGCAGAAACATAATTAAGTTTTTAGAAAAAAACAACAAAGTAAAATGTGTTATACGATACAAAGGCAGAGAGAATGCGAACAAACAACAAGGGTTTGTAGTAATGGATCGTATGTTTGAATTTGTCAGTCTTGGCGTTTGGGAGACAAAACCTGCAATAAATGGCAACCGAATGATCGGTACTTTGATGAGGAAAGAATGAGAAAACCCCCAATGACTGATGTGAATGACAGAAAAGGATTGTATGTAGAAGTACGAAACAATGATGTCACACGAGCACTTAGAAAATTAAAAAAGTTAATGAACAACGAAGGTATGATCAAAGACATGAGAAAAAATGAATACTTTGAGAAACCTAGTGCTAAGAATAGAAGAGAAAAAGCACAAGCTCGTAAACGTTGGTTAAAAGAAGTTGAAAAAAATAAAGATAATTGGTAAAAAAGGTTGACAAACGAGTCAATCAGTATTATATTAAGTATTAATAAGGCGACGGTCTTGTTAGAGTAGTGCAAGGAAATGTGTCTGACCAAGAGGCATAACTTGATTGCTTAGGCGTGGTAGCCAGGTTCAAAGTCTAGCGACTGAGAATCACATCGCTCTCCCGAGCGGAAGTAAGTTCCAGGAGTCAATGAGAATGGTATCTCGGTCGACCTGGTTGGAGGTGAAACCCAAGCCCTCCCTACTCATTATAACGTGTCGTGCGATTGGGCACAGACAGACCATACTGATAAGAACATATGTGAGAGACAAGAAATACACATAAGTACAAAACAAACCCGATAAGAAGACGGGAAACGATATACAAGAAAAGGGTAGCTACTTAATAAGCTCGTTAGGGACCACGGTTAGTCCCTAGATAAATAAAAGTGTAGATGCCAAATATGGGTCTACTTACATTAATCTTGCTTAATAAAGGAGATAGCAAATGAATAGATTAACAACCCTCGACATCAATAAATTAACCCCCTATGCAGTAGGATTCGACAGAGTTTTCGATAACATGTTTAACTACATCGAACATCAAACATCCAGCACAGGCGGATATCCTCCCTACAACATTGTTAGAAACGGTGAAAAGTTTCAAATTGAAATAGCACTAGCAGGTGTTAAGAAAGAAGATCTGACAATTACTGTAGCAGAAGGTGTGCTTACTATTGAACACGACACCAAAGACGGTGACGTAGAAAGTAACTCATTTGAATGGCTACACAAAGGTATTGCTCAGAGAAAGTTCAAAAGAAACTTTACACTAAGTGATGACATTATTGTACAAGGTTCACGAATGGAAAACGGAATGCTCTATATTGAACTAGAGCGAATCGTTCCAGAGGAAAAGAAACCAAAAACAATCGCTATCAAATAAAATAAAGTGGGGGGAGAAATCCCCCCTCATATCTGGGTAAATACTAGTATGGATACAGAAGTCGAAATAAAACAAACTGATAAGTTAGATATTTCAAAACCAAAGAAATATAGTGTTATCCTTTACAATGACGATAGCACTCCAATGGAATTTGTTATCGAATTATTAATTAATGTTTTTTCTCATACAGAAGAAAGAGCAAAAGAAATTACATTGACTGTACACAATGACGGCAAAGGTGTTGCTGGTGTATATTATTATGAAATAGCTGAACAAAAGATAGCAGAAAGCATAACAATAAGTCGCGGAGCAGGATTTTCGTTGACTTTGGATCTAGAAGAACTATAATAGTATAGAGGTTCCCAAATGAGAATAGAGACTGAAATTAAGTTAGACTACAGTGATGTCTTGATTAGACCCAAGCGAAGCACACTAGGTAGTCGTAAAGAAGTGCGTATGGAACGCCGATTCACTTACAGACATGGAAATGATTATCAAGGTATTCCTTTAATTGCTAGCAACATGGATGGCGTTGGCACATTTGAAATGGCTGATAGATTAGGTGAACTTAACATTTTTACTTGTTTAGTTAAAACTTATAGTGTAGGTGAACTAGTAGGTTATTTTGATGAACAAGAAGTACCTAGCTGGCGTAAAGATTATGTTGCTCTAAGTATTGGAATTAAAGATGAAGATGAGCAAAAATTTAGAGATGTATATGAACAAGTAGGCGACAACCTTAAGTATGTTTGTATAGATGTTGCAAATGGTTATAGTCAACGTTTTATTGAATTTGTAAAAGAATTTAGAAACAAATATCCAAAACTAGTAATTATTGCAGGAAATGTAGTTACTGCGGATCAAACACAGGAGTTAATATTAAATGGAGCAGATATCGTCAAAGTCGGAATCGGACCAGGGAGTGTTTGCACGACTAGGATTCAAACTGGGGTGGGCTATCCACAGTTGTCAGCTGTCATTGAATGTGCTGATGCGGCGCATGGCCTCGCCGGACATATTATTGCTGATGGCGGCTGTACTTGTCCCGGTGATGTTGCAAAGGCCTTTGCAGGAGGTGCTGACTTTGTTATGTTGGGTGGTATGCTTGCTGGGCATGATGAAGGTGGCGGGGAAGTAATTACCAAAACATACCACACACAAGAAGTTGATGTGACACAAGAAAAAAAATTTGTACAGTTTTACGGAATGAGTAGTACAACTGCAAATGATAAACATTTTGATGGATTAAAAGACTATAGAGCCAGTGAAGGCAGAACTGTATTAGTTCCATATAGAGGTCCAGTTATTACAACACTCCAGGACATTCTAGGTGGAATTAGAAGCACACTAACATATGTAGGTGCTGATAAGTTAAAGCAACTTAGTAAGTGTACAACTTTTATAAGAGCTAATAACCAGTTCAACAAAACTTATGAAACTACGACTATTGGTAACTGATAAATACTTTTATGAAAGCAATACATTTTTTAAAAGAGTATCAAGATCCGGCACAAGCCAAACAAGAGATTATATCTGCGGTCGGCAGTTTAGATCCTAATGACGAAGAACAACTAAAACTGATTGATAGAGTATATAGTCTTGTTAATAAAACTGGTGTGGTTGACAGATTTTTACCTATAGTACAAAGTAAGTTAGCTGGCGAGTATAAAGACGAAGCATTAAAAGTAATTACAGCCAAAATTGTTGCTAGTGACAGACTTAACCTTGCACAAAAAAGTGAGTTTTTAGATTTATTTCAAGCTAATAAATGTATTAATGCTGATACATTTACAAAAGATGGACATTACAGTATAAGTGAAATATTCAATGGACCTCTAGTAGAACAAATGTTTTTAGAGTTTATTGACTTTGGTGCAGGACAAGCTCGTGCTGGTAAAGGTGAACATGCACTTGCAATACTAAGTCAAGACATTACACAAAAAGGCACTGGTGATATTGATGTTAATGGTGTTCCTGTGGAACTTAAAGTTTCCAGCAGTACTAAATCTACCGGTAGTGGTAGAATGGGCGAAGGTGGTATAAGCAAAGATAGAGGCTTAGCCGCACTTGCTAAATTTGAAGAACTAAATGAACCAGTACAAGCATATTTCTCTGGTGGTAAAAAAACCATGAATGTAGAATTGTTTACTAGCATGTGTAACGAAATAGAATTCCAACCAGGTAGAAGAGAAGCACTTGGAAAAGAAGTATTCAATATGTTCTTCCAAACATATGGTGATATGATTGTAAACGTATTCAAACAACCTAATGCAAATCCTGCGGCAGTTTTAGATGCATACATTGAAGCAAACTTTGAATGGTATAAAGCAAATCCAGACATGGGTGGTGCATGGAATAACATTAGCAGTTTAGCACTAAGTACTGCAAGTATGGTAACTTGCTCATCGGGTAAAAGTGTTGTGCAAATGATGAGAGGCGGACAGATTGGTAAGAACACACCAATGGTTATAGTTTCTCAAGCCCCGGACGCATTTTTCCAAATAAACCCAGCTCGTAAATAAGGTGTGTAAATATTACGCACTCGCTATGCACTAAAAGCATAGCTTAGGACAGTATTCCTGTACTAAATATCAGTGAACAGTTCTGTTCACATTAGAGCGACCTCAGCTCAGAAAAAATGAGTGGCACTTGGGAAAGACTAAGTGACGCCGGAAATAGACCGGGGTATTGCTTCCCTCAAGCATCCAAACAACAAAGGAGACAAGCGATGGCTAGATTAGTCAATGTACTTGTGAGCATGTTTGGTCCACGCAATAGTGCCCAAAACGACATACTCACATTTGTAAAAACAGAATATAGAAACGAATGGCAAACAAAATATAATCAGTTATTAGACGAATACAATAGAACAGGAGCATGGAAACTATGAAATGGTTTAAAAAATTATTTACATTTGGTTGGGAATATCAAAGTCCTCAAGAGAAATACCTAAGTCAAGCAACAGATTTAGTAGACTTAGAAAGAAGACAAAAACAACTATTACATGGTAACGTAAACCCAAACCTTAAAGGTTGGATATAATGAACTGTATAATGGATTGGTTTGAAGCAATAGGTAAAGCAAGAGCCGCTTCAGTACTTACATCAATGGGTATGCACAAAGAAGCAAAAGCTCTAATGACAGGAAAACCACTAAGTGAACTATAAGAGTATAGTTTCTACGATTCCTGAATTCTGTATGAGCCATTGGCTACTGAGAATACCTCTAGCCATTGTGTTCATACAACAGGGTTTAAGTAAGTTTCCAGTATCTGTAGAAGATGCTGAATCATTCAACCTTCCATACTTGGTATGGTGGGTTGTTAGCTATGGAGAACTAGGCGCAGGTGTTGGTTTGCTTGTGGGTGGTTTATTAGCCAGTTGGGCATGGGCACGTGAACATGGCGATATGCTAACACGTTTTTGTGGTATTACAATTTGTAGTATTATGACAGGTGTTATATGGGTAGGAGAACCTGAAAGTTTAATGGATGTAATACTGTATGATAATCTACATGTACTGTTATGGGTAGGTGGATTATTTTTTGCACTAAGAGGTAATAGAACATGACTCCAAGAGAATCTGCACAACAAGAAGCAGAAGTAACCTACAAATTGTTTTTAAAATTTTGCAAATATGTCAGTTACTTGATAATTGCAGGACTATTAGTTGTAGCAAGTTGTAACTTTGGAGTTGACGGTACAGGTGGTGGATATGATCCTGATAATGCTAAAGAATATCAACAACGCATGATTGAGATGGGCGAAAAATTCAAAAATAAACACTAGTTACTGTTGAAACATCCATATTGTTTCAGGTACTGGTTTAAGTTCTGTGCCGTATGCAATAATGCAGTACGTTGAATAAGGCGCTTTATGATATTCTAAAATTGAATAAGTTCCGGTATTAGCATTGCCATAAAAAGCAAAAGGTAGTTTTGCTGGAACTTGATGTAGACCATCTTTCTCATCTGGATCTCTTACTTTAGCAAATTCTTGCCCTGTAAAAAGTAGTACTTCTTCTTTTTCTTCTAGTATAGAAAACACTTCTTCTTCAGGTCCACACATTACAGGCTTTTCGTTCCATTCACCTGCGTTTACTGGATGACAACTTGCCATAATTATTGTTAAAAATGTTAGTAGTATTCTCATAATATAATCATTCCATCTGTTTGACTTTTGATACGTTTTATGTAATTAGGCATGCCATGGTCATAAATGCTATCAAACCATTCACGTTTTTTAAAAGCAAATCTGTATCCTCTGAATCTGTCTTTGATACGTTGCCATGCACTGGCATTTCTAATTTTTCCATATGTATTAATATAATGTAATTCACCTGCGTGTTTGTACCACATTATCGCAAATGGTACTCTTGGAACTATATCATTATTGTTTACAAATCTATGTAATGTAAACTTACTGTTAAACTCTTTGACCCAGCCGGGTGTACCAACTCTAGGTGATCCGTAGTTGTAGCAAACTGTACCTTCTGGTAATCTACTACAAGCAATAGTACTCATAGCACCACCTAAACTGTGTCCACAAGTATAGGCTTGTTTAAACTTTCTTTTTGATAACCAAGTTTCTATTTGTTCCCAGATATCATCTACTTCACGTTTGAATCCTTTGTGTACTCTTCCACAACCTAGTTCATTGCGTACATGTAGTGCATTGAGGTCTGCTTTGATATCATTCCATTTGTTAGGTTCCGTACCCCTGAACGCTAACACAATGTAATCTTTTTTTGCCATACCATATGCTTGAGCACCATCAACATTAAAATATTTGATATTCTTATAACCCATAGCAGAGGCAGTTTTTTTAAATTGTTTTTCTTCTTGGTATGCTAGATTACTAAGTTCAGCAAAGTGTTCTGCTGTTCTATAACTAAACTTTTGTAGGTCATAGATTATGGCGACCATTTTTTATCTCCTCAATAGCATTTTTATTTGCACCGATTTGAGTGTCCTGAGTTCTATCAATCATTGCTTGTAGTTTCTCTGCTTTTTCAGCTTCGGTATCTAAGTGGAGATCCTTGTTAATAACTTTCTCTAATTTTAAAGTTGGAATTCGTTCGTTAGGAACATATCGCCAAGTATAGCCTTTGTCACTGTAAACACCAAACACAGTTTCACTAAGTCCTATTTTTACAATTAATGCATCTGAGCCGTCGAGTATTACATTATCGCCTTCATTGAAACTTTTGTTCATTTTAAATTTAAGACCTTTTGCGATTCCTGTTGCAAAGTCTTTGAACCATAGTGTAACAACTAGTAAAACTAATGCACTAATAAAAGGCATCAGCAGGTTGGTAATCTCTAAACCTACACCTGAGGCACTCATTATTTCTGCGTCCATATCTTTCTCCATAACTATTTATTGACAATGCGGTTAAATATGTGTATAATGTTTTATAAATATAGATTGGATTAACGTATGACAAATCATAGTGTAGAAGATTATTATAAGAAAATAAATGTACTTCACGACAAAGCCATTGAGTTGCACAGAGAAAGATTTAAGACAAGCGGATCATATGACAAAACTAGATGTAAATTTATAATAGATGATATAAAATATTTGGCAAGACTGATATCTGAGACAGATATAGATATGGATAAAGATTTTGGAAAGTAATGAACTTAAAGCTCACGATAACTTTTTACTAAGTTTACCACACATGCACGATAACAATTTTCGTAATAGCATTGTTTATCTTAACAAACATGATGGAGATGGAGCAAACGGGTGGGTTATTAATAAAGAGTTAGAATCAAGAGTTACAACAAGATTAAGAAAAAGTATACAGTTAGGAATTGTTTGTCCAATTTATTATGGCGGACCAGTTGACGTAACTCAAGTATATGTGTTACACTCAGATGATAAACACATTCAAAATAATACTATAACACTGAATGAAAATTTGTGTATGACCAGAGACAAGATGATGATTAATATGCTTAACAACAACGAATTTCCAAAGTTTTGGAGAGTAATGGTAGGAAGTTGCAGTTGGGGAGCAGGGCAACTAGAATCAGAATTATTGGGTAGTAGAACAGGCGGAAGAAGTATGTGGAATATATTACCGTATTGTAAAGACCTTATGTGGAATATAAATCCACAACAACAATGGGATCATGGGATTAAACAAGTTGCAACTATGATGACCAAGAGTTATTTAAATTTTTAATCGGTTTGGTGTTAGTGGTAGCACGGCAGTCTCCAAAACTGAAGGCGGGGGTTCGATTCCTCCAACCGGTGCCAAATTGTATGGAAATTATTCCATAAGAGAAGAAAGGAAGAAAGATGATTGCATTAACCTTAGCAGTAATGAGCGGATTATTCATGTACGATAATTATGAATTTCTTGACTTAGCTGATAAACAAATTAAACAAGGATACACTTGGAGTATGATAGACGAAGGCTGTAGAGCGCCACTAGAAGGGACACTACATATTGCCGCCGAAAATACCGAAACAGGTGAAAAGTTTGTTTGTCTAAAACTGGAGAAATAATAAATGTATACTGTGGAATATGAATGGGACAATGTTGAAATTGTTATATTAGATGATGACGGCTACGAAGATGATTTACACATCGATGTAGAAGAATCAGGCGTTTATATCTCTCAGTGGAACACGATTCTCAATGAAGAATCAAGTATTCGTATAAGCCATAAGCAATGGATGGAACTTATCGCGGCTATTAATAGTCCAGAAGGAGCATTTGTGATACGAAATAGGAAAAGTTAATGGATATAGTTTGGGTTTTAATGTTGAGTGTTTGTAGCACAAATCAGTGTGTTACTCAAACTATTTCTTCATATCAAAATGAAGAACAATGCCTAGTAATTAAAAATGAACATGAAACAATACCACCAGATGGTTATTGGAAAAGTATAAATTATATATGCAAACCAGAAAATAGTATAAAAATTTAGGTTGACAAGTAAGACATTTTGCTTTATAAATATAACTTGTAAACGTTGAAGCAACGTGAACGCATACTGGACCCGGGGGCGGTACCCGGCGCCTCCACCAAAATACTTTTAAGACGAGAGTCTTTTTATGGGGGCGAACTAGGATCGACAGGTGTTGTAGTGAAGTGGAGTTTACCGGATGACTGCGTTATTGGTCAAACTTTATAATTGCAAATGACAATTATGCGCCAGAAATGGCAATGGCGGCCTAATTAGGCTTTCCGGGGTTGGCAACTGACCTAGCAACAGAATAGTTGCACTTTTAATTGTAAACTAAGGATAGAATATGTATAAAGTAACTGCCTACTTTAGAGATTATAAGGTTGTACAAAAGTTTTATAATCTTTATGATGCAATAGATTTTAGAGATAGTGCAGATGCAAACTACCCTAAAGAAGTAAAATTTGAAAAGGTTAAAGATATGAGAGAATGGATATATAGTTGCTGGAATCATGTTATGAATGCAGAAGTTAACCCTTTACGAAACATTCCAGATCTAAGCACACGACATATGATTATGCAGGTACTAGCATGGATGTGGTGCATTGCTTTTGCAATTATTGTAGGTAGCTATACTGTTTTTGCAATAAGTGCCATTGCACACGTTGTATTAATAGGAGCAATAGTAGTTACAGTTGGTACTTTCAAAGTTGCAGAATACAAGCCCCAAGCATTTGAATTTGTAAAAGGATACAATTCCTATGGTAGGGGAAGAAATTCTGTGTACTATAGAGATGAAAAAGGTAATGCAGTTAAAGTAGAATTACCAAAAGGTGACCCTGGCGGAGAGCATGAATAAATAGAGTTGCGGTACGAGAGGAGATTATCATGCCAGCAAGAAATCACAAAAATTGGTTAAAAAAGCCTGTAGTAGAATATGTGGATAGTCGTATCTATTCAGACTATAAAATTTTTGAAGAAGAAATCAAAAATATTTTTAGTAAAGTTTGGATCCCTATGTGTCATAAAAGTGAACTACCAAACGAGTTAGACTTTAGAACAACACAGATAGCAGGTATCAATGTTCTTGTGTATAACACAGGAAAAGAATTCAAAGCATATCGTAACTATGGTAGTCAAACACCAGCAGGAACACTAGAAGCACCCATTGTAACTGTTGAACCTCAGTTGCATTTAGAAGTAAAGCACGGAGGTATGATATGGGTAACACTAGATCCAAACCCAACACAGAGTGTAGAACAATGGACGGCAGGTGCATTTGATTGTATTGCTGATGCTATTGATACAGAGGAACTAGAAGTATTTCATTATCACAAAGCAATTATTCCTACTAATTATAAACTGTGGCATGATACTAATAGTGAATTCTATCACGACTTTATGCATTATTTTAATCGTATAACTGGTTTTAATGATGAATATTTTGCAAGAAAAAATGTTCCTTTTGATAATGGACATGTAAATGTAAGTAGCTTCACAGTCAATTATACAGAGTTTGATAAAGATGGGGATAGAGGCGAGCTAAGTTTTCCTTACCTACCACCCAACCAATGGTACATGGTAGACTTATTTCCTGGCTTTAACTTTAACCTTAGAGGTAGTGCTTATCGTTCGGATAGTGTTACTCCACTAGGACCTGATAGTGTATTAATTGAATTTAGAGGATATGGATTGCTAAAAGATACACCCGAAGAACGTGCAACTCGAATAAGACATCACAATACTATTTGGGGACCTTTTGGAAGAAACTTACACGAAGACTTAATTGGAGTTACCGGACAAGGTGTAAGTATGGCACAAGGAACAGAACGCAGAAACATATTACATGGTAGACACGAAAACGAAACCATACATGACGAAGTAGGTATGCGACACTATTATGAAGAATGGGGTCAACATATGGAATTAGATCCAAGTAATCCAGTTTTTGAAGAATCAGAAAAGATGGTAGCTTAACACTTATCTTTGTTGTGTGGTTTATATACAACATCTTTTGATACCTAATAGGTGCATAATACTATATATAGTACCCTTTATTTCTTAAGATCCAATAAATAATAATGAGCAAAACAGAAGTGTTTTGTTCGTTTTTTTTTGGCAGATTTGAAGGAGATAAGATTATGAATCGTTTACTAGCCACACTTGCACTACTTGGTGCATTCACAACCTCAGCCTATGCAGAAGGCAAAATCTGGAGTTGGTCAAATGAGGTGACTGCAGAATATGCAGTTGACGCAGAAAAAACAACCTTGGTTTATGAACCAGACCTTGATATCAGTGTTAGACCAGACTGGACATTGTCTTTAGGCACTACAATTAGCATGTACGACAGTTCAGCTACTGATAGTGTTACAGTATTTGATGTACTAGATGATGGTAGCAGACCTGATTTAGATATGGAACTTTCTTGGGCAATAAGAGCAAATACAGAAGCCTATGCTAAAACATCATGGGATATTGATGCTTCAGAAAGAAAAGATATCACACTCGGTATGAGTTTTTCATTCTAATCGTTGACATTTGGTAATAAGTATACTATATTATAAACATATAGTAGAAACAACTAAAGGAGTCGGCAATGTTAATAGGATACGAAGGCTATATAGCCGTAGCAATATGTTTATTTTGTACATGGCTTGGTTATATACAAGGTCGTAGAACTGGAATTGAAGTAGCGGTAAACGGTATGATCAATCTGAGAATTTTAGAAGTTCTCGATAATGGAGAATTAGTAGCCGGCTCCCAACTAAATGTAAATGCAAAGAACAGGAAATTTGAGAAGAATTAGAGACAGAAAATAAGAAATATATAAAACAAAGGAATTTAGACACACCCTTGCTTAAAAAAGTAAGGGTGTTGTCTTGAGTGATAATGACAGACGCAGATTTTACATTTATGATACTTTTAAGTATAGGTATATTTGTACTAGTTTTATACGTTGTAGATAGACGTAAATAGTTCTAGTGAGAGTTATACTAGTAATATTATTTTTTACCCTTATTACAAATTGTGCGGGTACAGTTAACCATGTTTCCGTGGCAGAAAGTAAGATTGGATTAAATGAATATCAACACAAAACTGTACTCAAAGAATATGTAGGTTTTGATCCACGTTATACAGAATGGTGTGCGGCTTTTGTAAATGCAGTATTGGCTGAAAGTATGATGACTAACCTACATGACATGGACCATCCACAACCGCTAACTGCTAGAAGTTTCTTGGATTGGGGAGAAAAAGTTGACTTACCCCAAGCAGGTGATATTATAGTGTTTCCGAGAGGAACTAGCGATTGGCAAGGACATGTTGGTTTTTATGTTGGATCAACTGAAAAAAATGGTAAAAAATATTACCGTATACTAGGTGGTAACCAAAATGATAGTGTTAGCATTGAATTATATCGTGCAAATCAAGCACTAGGAATAAGGCGATATAAATATTTGTATGGACCCAATAATACATAAACAAGTACAAGCAATGCAGGATAGCTTCCAAAGACTGGAAGATGCTGAATCAAAAGTTAGTAATATAAAAACAAGAATTCAGTTAATAAAAAACTCTTTGGGTGTAAAAGAAAAATCTATCAGTGAAATATTAGGAACACAACCACCCAAAGAAGAACCTAAAGATGACTTAAATGATCTTAGAGCTAAGTTAGTTCCTAAAAATGCTAAAAAATCTCTGCCGTATAACATTGTAAAAAGCGAAGTTGAGCAAGCAGACGAAGATTTAAAAAAAGCACTTGACGATGCTTTCGCAAAAATTAAATAAATAGTTGTATGGGAATACTAACAGGATATCAACCAGCACAACCAGTTAATCCACATGATGCCAATGGCATATCAAGGATCAATCCAAAAGCTGATAGAGCGGCGGCTAAGACTGCATATGTAACTTGGCTTGCAAACAAAAAGAATCAACTTTATGGAGGTGGTGCAAATCCAGGCTTATTTGATCATACTGGATTGACATATTCAGACGAAACCGGTGGATTTGGTGGGGAGGCATATTATGTTACAGTTTCAGGTGGCAAGTATTTTATTGACGGTGTAGAAACGCCTACACTTGACTTATTGTACGTTTATAATCCGTCAGTTCCAGGATCTTTTGTAAATCATATGTTTATAACAACAGACGGTAGTGTTGGTAGCCATCCATTTAGATTTAGTACTACTCCTGATGGCACTCATGGCGGCGGCGTTGAATTAGTAAACGTCCAGTACTCTATAGGTAGTGGTTATACAAATCTTTTCTCAAAACCTGTACTTCCTTCAATACTCTATTATTACTGTTCATCTCATCCTGGCATGGGTGGAAAACTTACATTATCATAAACACATATAGCAAATAACAACTGAAATGAGCTATTTGATCTATGGCTTGTACTTTCCAAAATTTATCTTGATTAGGATTTACATTAGTTCGTAGTGTGTAGATTCGTTTTACATAATCAATTATACTATGCAACACAAAATCTACTATACCAATAATCAATGCCCAATATAATCCTGCAAAAACTAATGTAACACCAGCAGTAAGAACAGCATGATCCAAACCATGCAACCATAATTTAGGTTTCAATAACTGTTCTTTTTCGCCGAGATGTTTTTTACCGTTAAATCTACTCTGAAGCCATAGGTCTGCTATTGCATGTTTGACTAAAAGCAAGTAAAAATATAAGGTCAACGTTTACCGCCTGTTTTCCAAACTGTGTGTGCCGGTACCCTAATCATTGGTTTGTTAGTTTCGTTTTTATTAGGATTAGGAATTGTCAGCATAACTTTTTTGCCTTTTAGAAATGCAGTAAGTTGATTCATAATTCTCTGACTTTCATAACCTTCGTCAAGATGTCTGAGTCTGCTTCTCATTGGTCTTCCAATTTCACCTTTACTAGTATAGCTTGTTTTTGAACTTTTCTTACCCATATTAACTTCCCATCATGTTTATAAGTGGAGGTCCGTATGTACCACCTGCCCAGGCAAGTGCTACTATAGTGATTACACCATATACTAACCATTTCATTTTGAAATCATCTACTTCCATTTTTAGTGCTACAAGTTCGTTTCCTAAAATACGAACTGCAACTTCTAATTTACCTTTATCATCTGGTTGTGCCATGTCTTTCTCCTTCTGAGTTTGACGTCAGCATGTTCTATGCTTGACTTTTCTTAAAATATGTACTAAATTATACCAGTATTTACCACTAAATAAATTACCATGAACAGTTCGGTAGAGGACGAATGGGCGTATAACTATTGCGACGACCCCTGTGATGATTGTACACATTGGATAGTACATATAACTGGATCTAGACTATATGAGTAGAACGCCTTTAAAAGATTTCACCCTACAGCCCGATAAAAAATATACTTTCTACTTAGTAGATAGTAGTGGCTGTATCATAGAAACCTTGCCTGATGAGCATCACGCTCATACAGTATATCAATGGTATGTTGAAAATGGCAAAGAAGTACACATAGAGGTTGAACACAGACCCGAACTTAAAGGTTTTAGTAAGTTAGGTAGGGATCCTGATTTGCACTAGGAGAGTACAATGAAAAAATTATTTGCATGGCACAACAAACAAATAGACTGGTGGATGGTCAAATTGGGCATCAGTTGGTATGGTGTAGCTTGGATATCATTCTTTAAAGGCATAATTCTAACTGTATTATTTTACACATTTTTAATATAAAAAGGTTGACAATAAGACATCTTGGTGCTATACTGTATACATAATTAAAAAACAGGAGCATTTATGCAAAATATAGTTAATCTAAACCCGTTATATAAAAGAGATAGCAAAGGCAAAGTCCGTGTTTGGACTATGGAAGTTGGCTTTAATAATGATAATGAAGCGGGTATTAGAACTATATCAGGACTAGTTGATGGTCAAAAAGTGACCTCAGAATGGAACTTGACAGAAGCTAAAAATGTTGGTAGAAGCAATGCTACTACTGCTAAAACACAAGCAGAGTTTGAAGCAGAAGCTGAATGGAAAAAGAACGTAGAAAAAGACTACTTTGAAGACGTAAATGCTATTGATAGCTATGTTGCGTTCAAACCAATGCTAGCACATGATTTTACAAAGACTCCTGTAACAAGTGGATATTGTCAGCCTAAGCTAGATGGTATTAGAATGGTTGTTAATACAAGAGGCTTGTATAGTAGAAGCAACAAAGAAATAGTTGCAGTACCTCACATAGCAGTAGAACTTGAAGAGTTTATTGCAAATCATCCAACTATTACATTAGATGGTGAACTTTACAATCATGAACTTAAGGATAACTTTCAAAAGATTACAAGTTTAGTTAGAAAAACTGTAAACTTGGGTGCTGATGAACTAGCAGAAAGTGCAGAGCTTGTTGAATATCATGTGTATGATATGTTTGATAGTGCAAATCCAGAACTAACATTTAGCGAAAGAATGCAATGGTTAGCATTAAACTTACCTGTTGGTGATAGCGAATATGAAGCTGATAAGAAAGTTAGGCTTGTACAAACAGACAAGTGTTATGATGCAGAGCAAATAGATACACACTACGGTGAATATACACAAGCTGGTTATGAAGGTCAAATGGTCAGACAGGATACTGCTTATGAAAACAAGAGAAGCAAAAACTTGTTGAAGAGAAAAGAATTTATTACTGAAGAATATCAAGTAGTTGAAGTACATGAAGGGCAAGGTAATTGGGCAGGATATGCTAAAAGACTTACTCTTAAGATGCCCAATGGTACTACATTTAGTAGTGGTATTAGAGGGTCGCAAGCCAAGTTAAAGGAACTGTTAGACAACCCAAACATAGACTGGGCAACTTGCAGATACTTTGAACTAAGCAATGATGGTGTTCCTAGATTTCCTGTAACAATAGATTATGGAACAGGTGTAAGAAACGATTAAAGGTTGACAGTTGGTTAAATACAATATATAATCGAGTAAACAGTTAAGGAGTTGAGCCACATGTCAGTTGAGGTTGCTAAAAAGGATATGGACTTTTGGCATAGTTATTATGAGAACAAAGACGAACGGTTCTATTATAAAGATCCAGAACTAACACCAGAAGAGTTTTATGAAGTGTGGATTAACAAAGAGAAATTTGAAGAATCTTTAACCGAATGGAGTGAGAAATGAAAAAGATACTAGGGATATTTGGCGTAATTGCAATGGTAGCATGTGCTCCAGCTCATGCTGGAAGTAATATAGTAACGGGTAAAGTTACTAACGTAAAACCAGTTTATACACAAGTTGTACAGAGAACACCACATCAAGTATGTAAACAAGTACAAGTTCCTGTATATGGAAACAACGGTCAGACCAACAATGGTAATGCAATACTAGGTGCTATTATAGGTGGTGTAGTTGGTAACCAATTTGGCAAAGGTGATGGTAACAAAGCCGCCACTGCATTAGGCGCCGCCATTGGTGCTGTCAAAGGTTCTCAAACAGGACAGAGCAAAGAAATTGTTGGTTATCAAATGGTAAACCAGTGCCATACCGAACACACTAATAATACAAGATCGATTGTAAATGAATATGATATCACTTACCTTGTAAATGGTACATATATTACAATGCGAGTAAATAAGGCAGTAGGTGGTAACACCTGGGTCGGTAAAAACCAAAGATTTCGCCTAAATTATCAACTAATTAACTAGAGGTCATAATGAATAATAAAGTCGTTTATGCTAACGAAGCAGTAGTTGTCTGTACAAGTAATGATAAAGAAGTTACTGCTGAAATTGATAACTTTAAGTTTGAACAACACTTAGATGCCTACATTGCAACAAACAGAATACCCATGCGTTGGACTGGAAGAGTATATGTGGGTAATGCACATGGTATGGAATTTACAACTACAGGCCCTAAAGAGTCTGTAAAGTATTCAAGGAGTTAAATATGAGTATGCATCTAGTGGGTCCTTACATGACCACCACCAGTTATAAAAAGCGAAAAGCCAAAAAGAAAACACAAAGACAAATAGAGGCAGATGCTAGACATGAAAAGTGGTTGCGAAAGATGAATGCCCACCCTGAGCAAATAGCCAGGAACAAGGAAAAGAATGCTAACGTTTCTATTTTATCTGTCCCTAATTATAGCTCTGATAGGTCAACTATCCCTACTAGTGATGTTATTCCTGGAGGAAGCACCGCCCAAAAAGAAAGACAGGTTTACTCGGGTGAAAGACGACTATTGGGAATAGCTACTATGCACAAGAGCAATATGGTTCCTGTGTTTGATAGTAAAGATGCAAAAGATATAGCAAAAATGAGGCGTAATTAATGGCTATACATGCAATGATTGATTTGGAAACACTAGCAACTGATCCTCATGCGACTATATTAACTATAGGTGGTGTAAAGTTTAATCCAAACAACAACAGTGATCCACACAGTGATTTCTATTTTCGATTAGATGTAGATGAACAAGAAAAACTTGGAAGAACGCAAGACCAAGGAACTATAGATTGGTGGGGCAAACAAGACCCTGCAATAATGGAAGAAGCCTTTGGAGAAGAAGACAGAGTTGGGCTGGTACACTTTCTTACCCATTTGACCAGATGGATGGTTGGTGTTGATGTACTCTGGGGTCATGGATATGGTTTTGATGTTACTATTGTTGAAACAATGTATCGTCAAATGTCCTTACCAATCCCTTGGAACTTTTGGCAAGTTAAAGACGGAAGAACATTAATAGGATTGCTTAACAGAGATCCAAGAAAAGATATGCAAACAGATTTACACAATGCATTAAAAGATAGTTATTATCAAGCCAAAGCAATACAGGTTGCATATTCTAAAATATATGCTAATATGAATACAAAGGATAGGAGGATATATGCCTAAATATTTAAGTACAAAAACGTATGGACATAATATAGGGCTTAGTGCTTGCTTTAGACAACCACTAGCCCACAGTCATTGCAAATACCTACATGGTTATGCACTACAGTTTAAATTTACATTTGGCTGTGATCATTTAGATGAACGTAATTGGGTAGTAGACTTTGGTGGATTAAAACCGCTTAAAGCATGGTTAGAAGATAACTTTGATCACAAAGTTGTATTAGATGAAGATGATCCAATGATGGAACATTTTGAAAAGATTGCATCAGTTGGATTATGTGAACTTTCGGTATTCGATGGCGTTGGTGTTGAGAAGTTTGCAGAACATGCTTTTATGTTTGCAGATAAATTAGTTAAAGAGATGACAGACAATCGTTGCTATGTTATAAGTTGTGAATGTGCAGAACATGGTGCTAACTCAGCGATATATGAAGGTTAAGATGCAAGATTTAGAATGGTGTGCAAATTGGCAAATGGACAATAGGTATTATTGTACAATTTTTATAAGAGAAAACTATTCCAAACCCAAAGGGTTTGCTAGATTATTAGAAGACCTTTTTGGTCATAAATACGGTGGATTTAGATATGACCAACACCGACATGGTTATGAATGTTGGTTTCGTAACAAAGAGGATATGCTGACTTTAAAGTTATTATCGGCTAATAACAACTAACGGGAGATTATAAATGAAATGGCTTAAACAAATATTCGGTGTAAAAGAAGATGAACCCGAAATTAAAGAAGGTGCTCTTGATGCTCTTATGGCTAAAAAGTTTCAAGATGCAACACCTACTAACGAGCTAGTTGTATCATCTCATGGTGTAAATACTAGTGAAGCTAAAACATACACACAAAATTCTCTTTCAAAGTACACAAAGGTACAATTAGAAGAGTTGGCAAGAAGTGAGTTTGGGTTAGAGTTAGATAGAAGAAAGAAAAAAGACATGTTAATCACAGAGATCGTCAATGCCCAATGACATACTTTGTCAATGACAAGTGTATTAAATGCAAGTATACTGATTGTGTGGAAGTTTGTCCTGTTGACTGTTTTTATGAGGGTGAAAACATGTTGGTTATTAACCCCGACGAGTGTATAGATTGTGGTGTCTGTGAACCTGAATGTCCTGCTGGTGCAATTTTTCCTGACACTAATATAGATCCTAGTAAAGGTGATGAATTTTGGTTAAAAATGAATGATGAATATTCTAGAGGTAAATGGCCCGTTCTCACACAACAAAAAGACCCAATGCCAGATGCAGATAGTTTTAATCCAGAGATGGAATATGTAGAAGATCCTGATGATCCTAAGGGAAATTATTTTAGTGGTAAACCTGGAGAAGGCGATTGACAGTAGATAAAAAGAAAGATGAAATTGTTGCCAAGGTTGTAGAAAACCTAAATGAAGTTTATGATCCTGAAATACCCAGTGTATCTGTTATGGCTCTTGGTTTAATATATGATATTGAAGTATTAGAAGATTATACTACGGTTAAAATTACACACACATTAACCAGTGCATTTTGTCCAATGGCAGATGAAATAAATCAAAATATAAAAGAAGCAGGAATGGTTGACGGCATTAAAGAAAGTATAGCAAATATTACTTTCCAGCCTCCCTTTGGTATGGAAATGGTTCCTGAAGAAACTAAAATGATAATGGGTTGGGAATAAGTATAGTTAACAATGTCAGATGCACTAGATAAACATTTAGAGAAAAAATATGAACAAGGTTTTATTACAGAAGTAGAAGCCTTTACCCTGCCACCTGGATTGAACGAAGGTGTGATAACAAAAATATCACAGTTTAAAAAAGAACCACAGTGGTTACTTGATTGGAGATTGAAAGCCTATCGTAGATGGCTTACAATGGAACCACCAGAATGGCATCAACTTGATATACAACCAATTGATTATCAAGCCATATCATATTACTCAGCACCTAAGCCAAAACTTAAATCAATGGACGAGGTTGATCCTGAAGTTATAGCTACTTTTGAAAAGTTAGGGATACCAACACAAGAACAGGCGGCACTAGCAGGTGTAGCAGTAGATGCAGTATTTGATAGTGTATCGGTTGCAACAACATTTAAGAAAGACTTGGAAAAAGTAGGAGTTATATTTTCATCTTTTGGTGAAGCAGTACAAGAACACCCTGAGCTAGTCAAAAAGTATTTGGGATCAGTTATACCTCCAGGCGACAACTATTTTGCTTGTTTAAATTCAGCAGTATTCACAGACGGAAGTTTTTGTTATATACCTAAGGGCGTAACATGCCCAATGGAACTTTCCACATATTTTAGAATCAATCAAGCAAACACAGGACAGTTTGAAAGAACATTGATTGTATGTGAGGACGATGCTTATGTAAGTTACCTTGAAGGTTGTACTGCACCTGCTAGAGACGAAAATCAATTACATGCGGCTTGTGTAGAAATTGTTGCTAAAGAAAGAGCTGAAGTAAAATATTCAACAGTACAAAACTGGTATCCTGGAGATCCTGAAACAGGCAAAGGCGGAGTTTATAATTTTGTTACAAAAAGAGGAATGTGCAAAGGATTTAGAAGTAAAATTACATGGACTCAAGTTGAAACAGGATCAGCATTAACATGGAAGTATCCTAGTTGCATATTAAAAGGTGACGAAAGTCAGGGAGAGTTTTATAGTGTCGCAGTTAGTACAGGTAAACAGCAAGCTGATACAGGAACAAAAATGATACATCTAGGTAAAAACACTACTTCAACTATTGTTTCAAAAGGTATTAGTGCAAAACAAGGAAAACAAACATACAGAGGATTGGTAAAAATGAACAGTCGTGCAGGAAACAGTCAATCCAAAAACTTTACACAATGTGATAGTATGTTAATTGGCGATAAATGTGCGGCGATTACAATACCATATATTCAACAAAAAGGTCCAAGTGCTAGTATAAATCATGAAGCCACTACATCTAAAGTATCTGAAGAGATGCTATTCTATTGTCAATCTCGTGGAATGGATGAAGAACAAGCAATGAATCTTATTGTTAATGGTTTTGCAAAAGATGTAATAAGCAAACTACCAATGGAGTTTGCCGTTGAAGCAAATAACTTATTAGCAATCACATTAGAAGGATCTGTTGGCTAAAAATGTCCAAGATAATAATAGCATTAGACAATACAAGTGCAAAAGCAAACGTTGAAATTGCATCTAAACTAAAAAATAAAGTAGATGGATTTAAAGTTAATCATCTAATGTGGGAATATACTGATGCAATACGAGATTTAGCAGATGAACTTTTTATTGACTGTAAATTATGGGACACTCCAAATACTATTAGTCAAGTAATGAAACGTATTGTTAGCAAAGGCGCAACAATGACTACTATATCCACATTAAATAATTCAGCAGTATTTGAAGAATTACAAGATTTTAGAAATAAAATTAAGTTGTTGGGTGTAACTTATCTCACAAGTTGGAACGGTGAAGACTTATTGAGTATTGTACATCAAAATGCTCCATTGTTATGGAGAGAAAACATTGATAGGGTAAGACCATACGGGTTTGCTGGTATGATATGTAGTCCTAAGGACTTACAAACAGTGAACCCGTTGGCACCTCAAATGATAAAAGTATGCCCTGGCATAGGTACTAATTCAGGTCAATCAAGAACTACTACACCTCAACAAGCAAAAGAGCTAGGTGCAGACTATTTGGTTATTGGAAGAACTGTTACTGAATCAAATGATCCTGTACAAACTGTATTAGATATAAAGGAAAGTTTACAATGAATGACTTGTTCTTGTATGAAGGTAAAGCAAAAAAGATATTTAAGTATGGCGACGATGAAGTTATGATTTATTTTAAAGATGATGCTACTGCTGGTAATAGAGCCAAGGAAGCAAAGTTCAAAGGTAAAGGTGAACTAAACGCAGATATTAGTGGTAGATTGTTTGGTGTATTACATCAACATCAAATTGACACACACTTTATAGGATACAATGGAACAAGAGAACACCGTTGTCACAAAGTAAACATTATACCAATTGAAGTTATAGTCCGTAACAGAGCGGCAGGCACATTTTGTAAAAGATATGGTGTACAAGTAGGAGCATCTCTAAGAAATACAGTAGTTGAATTTTGTGTTAAAGATGATGAACTAAATGATCCTCCAATATCTGAAGATGCTATTGTAG